TCCGCGTCGAGGACGACATGAACTTCGAGTTGACCGAGGTCATGAAGGAGTTCCGGCCTGAGCACGAGCGCATGCTCTGGTCGCTGCCCGCTACGGGCTCGGCGTTCAAGAAGGTGTATTACGACCCCAATTTAGGAAGACAAGTTTCCATGTTCGTGCCTGCGGAGGACATCATCCTGCCGTACGGCGCCACCGACATGGACACCTGCTACCGCCTGACGCACGTCATGCGGAAAACCAAGAACGACATCATCAAGCTGCAGGCGGCTGGGTTTTATAGAGATATAGAACTGGGCGAGCCCGACAAGAACAAGACCGACATTCAGCAAGCCAAGGACAAAGAGACGGGCTTCCGCGATCTCAACGACGACCGCTTCACGCTCTTCGAGATTCACGTAGACCTGAACATCAAGAAAGACAAGTACGGCGAAGGAGAAGACTCCGAGATCGCACTGCCGTACGTCGTGACCATGATCAAGGGCACGAACGATGTGTTGGCCATACGGAGAAATTGGAGTGAGGACGACCCACTCAAACTCAAGCGCCAGCACTTCGTGCACTACCAGTACGTCCCCGGCTTCGGGGCGTACGGCTTTGGTCTGTTCCATCTGATTGGCGGGTTCGCTAAGTCTGCGACGTCTCTGATGAGACAACTGGTGGATGCGGGTACGCTGAGCAACCTCCCTGGCGGACTGAAGAGCCGAGGGCTGCGGATCAAGGGAGACGACACCCCCATTGCTCCGGGCGAGTTCCGCGACGTGGACGTCGCTAGTGGCAACATCCGCGACAGCATCCTTCCTCTTCCCTATAAAGAACCCTCTGGTGTTCTGTATCAACTCCTCGGCAACATCGTCGAGGAGGGACGCCGCTTCGCTGCCACCGCAGACATGAAGGTGGCCGACATGTCTGCGCAGGCGCCCGTGGGTACGACCCTGGCCCTGCTCGAACGCCAACTCAAAGTCCTCACCGCCGTCCAGGCCCGTACGCACTTCTCGCTCAAGCAGGAGTTCAAGCTCCTGAAGAACCTGATCCGCGACTACACGGACCCGGACTACACCTACGATCCCGAGTACGGGACGAAGCGTGCCAAGCAGGCTGACTACGACTTGGTGGACGTGATCCCCGTCAGCGATCCCAACGCTGCCACGCTGTCGCAGCGCGTCGTTCAGTTCCAAGCTGCCATCCAGATGGCGCAGATGGCTCCGCAGATTTACAACCTGCCCGAGCTTCATCGGGGGATGTTGGAGGTGCTGGGTATTAAGAACGCCGAGAAGATCGTGCCGCTGGAAGAAGACCAGAAGCCCATTGACCCGGTCACCGAGAACCAGAACATCCTCAAGCTCAAGCCCGTCAAGGCGTTCTTGCATCAAGACCACGACGCTCACATCGCCGTGCACAACATGATGATGCAAGACCCGATGATTGCCGCGCAGTTGGGACAGAACCCACAGGCGCAGCAGTTGGCTGCTGCCTTGCAAGCGCACATCGCTGAGCACATTGGCTTTAAGATGCGCAAGCAGATCGAAGCGCAGTTGGGCATGCCCCTGCCTCCCGAGGACGAGAAGCTCCCGCCGCAGGTGGAGATCGCGCTGTCCACCATGATGGCGCAGGCGGCGAATCAGGTCGTGGCTCAGAGCCAGCAGCAGGCCGCGATGATGCAGGCCCAGCAGCAAGCGCAAGACCCGGTGATCCAGATGCAGCAGCAAGAACTGGCGCTGCGTCAGGAAGAGTTGAAGCTCAAGGCGCAGAAGATCATGCTCGACGCCTCGGCGATGGCCGACAAGCAAGAGCTTGAGCAGGAGCGGGTCAAGGGCGACCTGCAGCTTCGCGCTATGAAAACGCAGGCTGACATCGAGAAAGACAAGGCGATGCTCGTCGCGCAACAAGAACGTGAAGGTGTCCGCATGGGCATCGACATCGCAAAGGCCAAAGCGCAAGAGGCCCAACAACGACGAAGGGAAACGCCCACTAAATGATCCAAGACTTCGCACGCGTATTGCGCGAACAAATACGCACCGACATGAACAACTACGCCGATGACTTGGCGGGGGGTTCGTGTCGCACTTTTGAGGAATACCAGAAGCTCTGCGGCGTCATCCAAGGTCTGGCGATGGCAGAGCGTTACATCCTTGACCTTGCAAAGAAAGCCGAAGATGCAGACGAGTGAAGCGGGAATCATCCTCCCCCCAGGCATCAGCCTGCCCAAGACCATTCAGCCCAAGGACGAACAGGACGAGAACATCGCTCCTGAAGAGAAGGCCACAGCCCTTCCCGAGCCTGCAGGCCACAAACTGCTGTGCATCGTGCCGGACGTTTCAGACACGTTCGAGAACTCCAGCCTGATCAAGGCCGACACGTACATGAAGCAGGAAGAACACGCCACCACGGTGCTGTTCGTACTCAAACAAGGCCCCTCGGCCTACAAAGACCCCGAGCGTTTCCCTACGGGGGCTTGGTGTAAACCCGGAGATTTCGTGCTGGTGCGTACCTACTCGGGTACCCGGTTCAAGATTTTCGGCAAGGAGTTCCGTCTCATCAACGATGACCAAGTTGATGCTGTTGTGCAAGACCCTCGCGGACTCACCCGCGCTTGAAGGAGTGAAAGATGGCAATTGACAAGGAAGAGTACAAGTTCCCTGACGAGCAGGAGAACGAAGTCAAAGTCGAGACTTCGGGTGAAACCGAAGTCGAGATTGAGGTCGTAGACGACACGCCCGAGCGTGATCGTGGCCGTAAGCCTCTGGAGCGGGAGGTCGCTGACCCGACCGAAGAAGAGATTGAGTCTTACTCGGCCAACGTGCAGTCGCGGATCAAGGAATTGACCCACGCACGTCACGACGAACGCCGTCAGAAAGAGGCTGTAGCCCGGGAAAAAGCCGAGCTTGAGCGTCTTGCACAGCAGTTGATTGATGAAAACAACCGACTGAAGCGCAGTTACAACGAAGGCCAGGAGGTTCTGGTTTCAAGCGCCCGCAAGGAAGCGGAGACAGAACTGGAAACTGCCCGTCGAAACCTCAAGGCCGCACAGGAGGCGTTTGATACTGACGCCATCATTGCGGCCCAGGAGGAGCTTGCTGCGGCCAAGTGGCGAGTCGAAGAAGCAAAAAGATTCCGTCCGCAGGCTTTACAGCCCACGGAAATTCCGGTACAAACTCAACAACAACCGCAAACTCAGGTTCAACCCGACGAGAAATCCCTGCGCTGGCAGGCAAAAAACCAGTGGTTCGGGCAACCGGGGTTTGAGGAATACACCAGCTACGCACTAGGGCTGCATCAAAAGCTAGTCACCGGGGGCACTGATCCCCGCTCCGATGAGTATTTCGACCAGATCGATGGTCGCATGAAGTCGAAGTTCCCCGAGTTATTCGGGAACGAAGACAAGCCGAGAACGGGTGAGGTTCAAAAGAAACCCACAACGGTCGTGGCTCCCGCCACTCGTACTACGGGTGTCGGAAAAATTCGACTGACTCAAACGCAAGTTGCGTTGGCGAAAAAGCTGGGCCTGACCCCGCAGCAATACGCTGCACAAGTGGCAAAACTGGAGAACCAAAATGGCTGAAACTCAAAACCGTATCCCCCGTGACATGCAGTCACGCGAAAAATCTGCTCGTATGGTGTACACACCTTCGAGTTCACTGCCCGATCCGACACCTGAGCCGGGTTATGTGTATCGCTGGGTTGCGACGCACGTCCTGGGACAGTCTGACCCCACCAACGTATCCAAAAAGATGCGCGAGGGTTGGGAGCCGGTGAAGGCGGTTGACCATCCTGAACTTATGCTGCCGGGTAACGAGAAGACCGGGAACGTGGAAATTGGTGGCCTCATGCTCTGCAAGATGCCCGCTGAACTCGCACGCTCACGGGACGACTATTACGGGCGTCAAGCACAGGCTCAGATGGACTCAGTGGACAACCACTTCATGCGAAACAATGATCCACGGATGCCGTTGTTCTCGGACCGCAAGTCCAGCACGACGCGCGGAGGTGGGTTTGGTTCTGGTTCAAAGTAACTTAGGAGTCCTTAAATGGCATCTACTGCTGCTCCCTACGGCCTACGGGCTGTAAACCGAGTTGACGGTCTGCCGTACGCAGGCGAAACGCGTCAGTTTCTGATTGACCCCGCCGGCTATTCGAGCAACCTCTTCTACGGCCAAGTGGTGAAAATCCACACTGACGGTTACATCCGCCTCGTGACTGAGACTGGTGGCACCGGCGACGCATTCCCCGCTGGCACCATCGGTGTCTTTGTGGGCTGCTCGTACGTCAACGCGCAAGGCCAGACGGTCTTCTCGCAGTACTACCCCTCGGGCTCGCTGAACGCTGTTGCGTACGTCGTTGACGACGACCGTGCTGTGTTCCAAGCCCAGGCTGATGGCGCTGTGACGCAGACTCAACTGGGTCAAAACATGCTCTTCGCCGCTGCTCAGAGCGGTACGGCAGGCACGGGTGGCTCCACCACCTCGGGCAACTCGCTGTCGGCCCTGAGCGCCACGACGCAAGCTGGCACTGCTGGTTTCCGTCTGGTCGGCTTTGTCAACGGTCCGTTCTCGACTGTTGGTGATGCCAAGACCGATGTGTTGGTGAAGTTCAACATCGGCCAGCATTCGTACACGAATGCAACTGGCGTTGCCTGATAAGGAGTGATCTGAAATGGCAATTTCTCGTGCCCAACTACTCAAGGAACTCCTGCCCGGCCTGAACGCTCTGTTCGGTATGGAGTACGC